TTCCAAAAGGTGTTGAAATACCTATGCCTTCATGGATAATAACACTTGATAATGCAATTGACCAAGGAAAATATAATCATAAAGTACATTTAGATTTATTAAGTTATGACCAAGTATTAGCTTTAGCTTTTGTACACCTTCATAGAAGTACTTCAAAGGATGCTAATTTTGTAAAGTTAGCTTTAGGAGATATACAAGCAGCAAAAGATTTATATACAAATAATCATCACACTAATGCTAAAGATAATAAAACACAAACAAGAATAGACCAATTTTTTAAAATACATATTGTAGCAGCACCATCACTTGTTACTAAAGTTATTGAGCATTCACCAGTTATTGTTGCAGCTGATGCTATTTTATCTAATATCTTTACTCAAACATATAAAAATTTTATAACAGGTATGAAAACACTGTTTGGATGGTAGTGATTATATAAATAAGTCTATATAGAGAGGAAATGATATGGCAACACCTACTACAAGAGCTACATTACAAGAATACGCTTTAAGAGCTTTAGGCTCGCCAGTGATTGAAATTAATGTAGATGATGACCAAATAGAAGATCGTACTGATGATGCAATACAATTCTACCAAGAATTTCATTCAGATGCTGTCATTCGAACGTATTTAAAACACCAACTTACTGATGCTGATATAACTAATAACTATATTACGGTAAGTGATAACGTTACGGCTGTTATGCAGATGCTAAGTGGTGGTCAACAAGTTGGTAGTTCATTATTTGATATGGGTTATCATATGAGACTTAATGATGTCTTTATGATACAGGGTATGTCAACTCAAATTCAAACGTATGAGCAATCATTACGACACCTATCTTTAATTGAGATGAGTTTAAATAGTGTAGAACATCTTAGGTTTAGTAGACATATGAATAGACTTCACATGGATGAAGGGTTTGGTGAACTTAAAAAAGATGATTATATAGTTATTGAAGCTATGTCAATTGTAGACCCAGCAACATATGCTGATGTATATAACGATCTATATTTAAAGAAGTATCTTACTGCATTGATTAAACGTCAATGGGGTGCAAACATGATGAAGTTCGAAGGATTTCAATTACCAGGCGGTATAACAATGAATGGTAGGCAAATGTTTGATGATGCAATAGAAGAGATATTAAGATTAGAAGAAGAATGTAGGTTGACTTGGATGGCTCCAGACAACTTTTTAATGGGATAATTAATGGCTACAAGCGTATACTTTTCAGGTGCAGTAAAATCTGAACAGGATCTTTACGAAGACCTTGTTTTGGAAAGCATAAGAATATTCGGACAGGATGTCGTATATATCCCGCGTGAGACAATATACGAAGACCCATTATTAAATGAAACTTTAAGTCAATATCGTCACGCTTATCCAATAGAAATGTACTTAGAAAACATCGAAGGATTCGAAGGTGATGGAAATCTGTTAGGTAAATTTGGTTTGGAAATTCGAGATACAGCCAGATTTGTTGTACCTAAGAAGCGTTGGCATAGTGTGGTAGGTGAAAATCTACATGATGATTTAGGAAATCAAATTACATCAGTTCCATCAGAGGGTGATTTATTATGGATGACAATGACTGGAAGAATGTTTGAAGTTAAATTTGTAGAGCCTAAAATACCATTTTATCAGCTACAAGATTTGCCAGTTTATACAATGGATGCTGAATTATTTGAATATAATGACCAAAATTTTGATACTGGTATGCCTGAAATAGATAATATTGAATTAATGCATGCTAATTCTTATTCATATACAACTATAGCAGCTGCAAATACAAACGATTTCGAAATTGGTGAGTTTGTTCATCAATGGACAGGTTTAACAGATGATGGTGGAACTAATATTAATATTATATCTAAAGTAGCTGCATATGAGAAAGTAGATACACAAACATATACAGTAATGCTTGTCTCTCCACATCAATCAACAAATGGTGATGGTGCATTTATGGAAAATAATGTTCATGCCACAAGATTACTTGTTGGTCAAAAATCTGGTTCCTCAAGGCAAATTACTGTTGACTTGACAGGTACAGTTAAGACTGAATATAACTTAGATGCATTTGCAGATAATGATGAGTTCGAATTAGAAGGTGATAGCATTATAGACTTCTCAGAAGTTAATCCATTCGGAGACCCATAATGTTTGAAAATTGGTGGTATCATGAATCGACAAGGCGGATGGTGTCCGTTTTTGGCTCTTTGTTTAATGACTTAGAAGTTCAAAAAAGAGATTCTAATGATAAGGTATTAGCAAAAATTAAAGTTCCCCTTGCATATGCACCTAGGAGTAAGGTCCTTGCACGCATGGGAGAACAAATGAGTGACCCTAATGTAGCTATTAGATTACCACGAATATCATTTGAAATTAGTTCAATGGAGTATGACCCAAATGCACGTGTATCTAAACATAAGAAATATAAAAAAGTTGTTGTAGGTGATACACTTAATATGAATACATTAAGAGCTCCAGCTGTATATAAGGTTGGATTCGAATTAAATATTCTTGCTAAAACACAAGATGAAGCATTACAATTATTGGAACAAATACTTCCAATGTTTCAGCCAGAATATACAGTAACAATTAAAGATATTCCAGACATGGATATAACCACTGACACACCAATTGTATTGGAGAGTGTTACATTAAATGATGACTATGAGGGTGATTTAGTTACAAGAAGAGCTATAGTTTATACATTAACATTTGGAACTCGTATTAGATATTATAGAGGTCTCTTTAAGAGTAAACAAATTTTGGAAACTGAAGTTGATTATTCAGAAGCTGTTGACCCAACAACTCATAAATTTGAGACACAGGCAATAGATGGTACCACAACATCTGATGGCGCAGGCGGTTTCAAAGAACCATACACTGAAACTATTAACTTTTTTGACACGGACGTATAACTATGTATAATTATAAAGCAAAATTATTAAGAGTCGTTGATGGAGATACCGTTGACGCAGAAATAGACTTAGGATTTAAAATATTTATTAAAGACAGAATTCGTTTAATGGGTATAGATACTCCTGAGAGTAGAACAAGAAACCTACAAGAGAAATCATGGGGTAAAGCTGCTAGTGCCAGATTATCAGAATTATTAGCAGAATCAGATGGTAATTTTACCTTAGTGACCAAAGTACAAAAGAAAGGTAAGTTTGGACGAATATTAGGGACTATACAGGTCTCAACAAAGGATGGAATCGTTGATGCCAACCAAGTTTTGATTAATGAACAACTTGCTATACCTTACACAGGCGGTAATAAAGAAGAGAGTAGGGAAGCAGCAGGAGTATTAGATTTATGGAACACATATTATGAGCACACCACAGAAGGTTGATGCAGATTACGAAAACGTAAGACAACAATTTTTTGATTTAGCTTCTCAAGGAGATGAAGCTATATCACTTATGCTTGAACTTGCTAGAGAATCAGAGCACCCCAGGGCCTTTGAGGTACTTGGAATGTTAATTAAACAAAATGCTGAGATATGCGAAAAGATTCTTAAACTACATAAAACGAAAAAAGATGTTGATAAAGATGACATACGAGCACTCACACAAACAAAAGGAATAACACACAATAATGTGTTTATAGGTTCTACTGCTGAGTTACAAAAGATGTTACGTGAAGAAATAGTAATAGAACCGGACACAAATTTCACAGATGAAGAATGAAGATAACTGGTATTTAGGTAATCCTAATGTCCGTGGTGCAGACGTTGAACACCCCTGGACTACAGAGGAATTAGTTGAGTATAAAAAATGTTTAGACGACCCAGTATATTTTGCAAAAGAATATTGTAAAATAATTCATCTTGATGAAGGATTAGTACCATTTAATCTATATCCATATCAAGAAAAAATGTTTGAACAATTTGAGGATAATAGATTTTCTATTGTTCTTGCATGTCGCCAAAGTGGTAAATCAATTGCTGTTTGTGCATATCTTTTATGGTATGTTATATTTAAAGGTGAACAAGTTGTAGGTATCCTAGCGAATAAAGAGGTTATTGCTAGGGAAATGTTGGGTAGAATTACTCTTATATTAGAGCATCTTCCATTCTTTTTACAGCCTGGATGTACATCTCTTAATAAAAAATCAATATCATTCTCTAATAATTCAAGGCTTATAGCATCAGCCACATCATCGAGTTCTATTCGTGGTATGTCACTTAACCTCGTATATCTTGATGAGTTTGCATTTGTTGATAATGCTTCTGAATTTTATACTTCAACCTATCCTGTAATCTCAGGTGGTAAAACATCTAAAGTTATTATTACATCTACTGCCAATGGTATAGGTAATATGTATCATAAATTATATGAAGGAGCTCTTCAAAAGACAAATGAATTTGTTCCATATAGAGTAGATTGGTGGGATGTGCCTGGAAGAGATGAAGCATGGAAGAATATGACCATTGAAAATACCTCTCCTTTGCAATTTGACCAAGAGTTTGGTAATTCATTTCATGGTACTGGTAATACATTAATATCTGCTGAAGTATTATTAGCTTTAAGAGCAAGACATCCTATTAAAGAACAAAGTAATGTAAAAATATATGAATATCCTATAGAAGAACATAATTATTTAATGTTTGTTGATACGTCTAGAGGACGAGGACAAGATTATTCAACATTTACTGTTATAGATGTTAGTACAAATCCATTTATACAAGTATGTACATATAGATGTAATACAATGAGTCCATTATTACTTCCTGATTTACTCTATAAATATGCTCAGTATTATAATATGTGTTATGTTATTGTTGAATCAAATGATGCTGGCCAGGTCGTATGTAATGGTTTATATTATGATTTAGAATATGAAAATGTATTTGTAGAGAGCATGATTAAAGCTAATGCTATTGGTGTAACTATGACTCGAAAAGTTAAAAGGATGGGATGTTCAAATATAAAAGATATAATGGAACAAAAGAAATTAGTAATAAATGATGAAGATACTATAAGAGAAATGAGTACATTTATATCAAAAGGTTCTTCATATGAGGCAGATCATAATAATTATGATGACCTTATGATGAATTTAGTTCTATTTGGTTGGTTTACATCTACAATGTTCTTTAGAGAGGCTACAGATGTTAAATTAAAACATATGTTATACAAGGAAAAGGTTAAACAATTACAAGATGAAGTAATACCAGTAGGTAATATATATGAAGATAAGCTTAATCATCCGTTTGGAAAAGGCTGGGAAGTCTGGAGAGGATGAATTTTATAAATAAGTATATTGAGAATAATTCTTATTATGAAAATCTTATAACAACATGACAAGGGGTAAATAAATGGCAAGTCTAGTTTCGCCTGGAGTACAGGTAAAAGAAATCGATTTGACTAACGTCGTTCCGTCTACATCATCAACTATAGGAGCTATGGCTGGTTCATTCCAGTGGGGTCCAGTTAATGAGGTTGCTACTGTGACTAGTGAAACGGAATTAGTTGAAAAATTTGGGAAGCCGTCAGCAGAAACATTTGAAAGTGTTTTGACAGCAGCTCAATTTTTAAGTTATGGCAATGCTTTAAAAGTTGTCAGAGCAGTTGGAACATCAGCACGAAACGCAACAGCGTCTGGTACTGGTATTCTAACACAAAACAAGGCCGTATTTGACGGTCAATCACCAGCAGCAGGAGATTGGGCACAAGCTCGTTGTCCTGGTGTTACAGGAAACGCGGTAGGAGTATCAGTTGCTACCGCAGGTAATCCATTATCAGCATGGTTTGCTACACATGTAGAAGGTGCACCCGGCACATCTGCCGGAGCCACAGCAGTAGGCGGCTCACTTGATGAAATTCACTTACTTGTTTATGATGTAAATGGAACAATTACAGGAACAGTTAATAGTGTTCTTGAATATTGGACTTATTTGTCACAAGCAAGTGATGTAAAATCGAGCGATGGTACATCTTTATATTATAAAGATGTTATCAATGAAAGCTCAAAATATGTCTTTATAGGTAATCATGCAGCAGCGTTAACAGACGCTGGTAAATCTGCCACAAGTCAAGCATTCACAGCACCAGCTGGTTTTTTTATTGCTTTAACAGGTGGTATTGATGATAATGAATTAAGCGTAGGGGAAACTCAAACAGCGCTTGATTATTTTGCTGATGCCGAAACTATGGACGTAAGCTTAGTGTTTCAAGCTAATTCTAGCTTGAGTGCAACTGATAACAAAACACTAAGTAATTATATTGTTGCCTTAGCGGCAGCAAGGAAAGATGCAGTAGGCTTTGTCTCACCAGAGAGAGCAGCTACAGTAGGCGCAGCAGCACCAGCTACTTCGGTAGCAGCATGGAGAACATTAGTATCATCATCATCGTATGGTTTTGCTGATTCAAGTTCTTTATATGTGTATGACAAATACAATGATGTATATCGTTGGATTTGCGCGGCAGGTTCCACAGCAGGACTAACAGCTAACGCTGATTTAGTCGCAGATGCTTGGTTCTCACCGGCTGGATTT